CTCTTGAGCGTGTTCAGCGTGTTCAAACTCTGATTGTTGTTTATATACAGGAGGTTGAGGGTCGATGTTCCACCGTGTTCAGAGCGTATTCGAACACGTTCCAGGTGTGTTCAGTCTATTGACTTTACACGTAATGCTCTAATCCGAGTTTTAGTTTTCGCCTTAAACGTGTGTGGGGGGTAAAAATGGCTATATTTACACACGCTCTGAACACGCTTAGAATACACTTGTATTATGCGAGGTGTGTTCAGTGGCAAAGAGAGAAATAGAGAGAAAACATAAAAGAAAACTGACAACGCGGCAAATGACTTTTGCCCGTCTGATTGTCGAGGGCATTTACAGTAATGCAGAGGCGGCGCGTCAAGCTGGGTTCGCCCCTGACTTAGCCAACGAGCGAGCATCCGTGCTGTTGAATGGAAAAGACTACCCGCATGTGGTGGAGTATATTGAAGAGTTAAGAGAGGAACGAGAGCGGCGTTATGGCGTCACAACTATTGGTCAGCTTGAACGTTTACAAAAACTTTCGATAGGTGCAGAGGAAGCTGGGCACTTCTCTGCCGCCATCAATGCTGAGAAAATACGATCAGCTTTAGGTGGTTTGACGATAGATCGGAGAGAGAACATCAACACGGTTGATCAGATGACCAGAGAGCAAATCGTCGCCCGGTTGGATAACCTGCGAAAAGTATATCCACAAGCCTTTGAGATTGAGGCCAGTTACAAGGACATTACACCCAATGAGCAAGGGACCGGAAGCGAACTTTTGGACCACGATCAGGAAAAACCTACCTAAAAAGTCTTTTGCAACACGCATTGAAAACAAACATGGCGGCGGTGTTCCTGATGTTCACATTGTTTTAGATGGGGTGCCCTTATGGTTGGAATTGAAAACAACTAAACACAATGGGTTAAATTTAACGCCCCATCAGATCGCGTGGCATATGGCTTATTTTGCCAATGGTGGTGCAAGTTACTTCTTGGCTAAGAGCCTCACGACCAAGCAGCTACATTTATTCAGCGGTGATCAGGGTCCGTGTCTTAAACAGCATGGGATAGGCGGTGTTGAGGGGCAAATTTTTGGTGATGTTTGTTCTATGTTCATGGCCCTGCGGCCCCACGCGGCCCGTTTGCTGGCTCGCAGCACGTAAGCCCTGCGGCCCCACGCGCTGCGTTTTTATCTTTTTACATGATAAAGCGTCCGAGGAACGAGGACTCAATTATGATAGTAGTAAAAAAGGGAGCCGAAGCCCCCTTCAGTTTGTTTATCTTTGTGAGTAGTAGACATAATGGCCGTACATACTCTCCAGCATCTCGCGTTTGTGCTCCGCAAGGTAGCGTCTGAACTGATTGATCGCGTCCTTTTTGGTACGTGAACTTTCAGTATATGGCTTGCTGTATGTGTACTGGTGGCGAAGAAGTTCTCCGCCAACCGTTTCGTACAGTGTCCAAGTGTGACCAGTGCTCCAGTCAGTACGTTCTGCTCTCATATTTTTTCTCCTGTCCAGTCTTTGAGCGATTGATCGATGTTGTGTAGTTCAGCAAGAATATCATAGTCGATCGCCTCTTGCAGAACAGCATGATTGTCGTGATAGCACTCTAACCAGCAGTCTTCGAGCAGCAGATCGTCGGATACTTCTTCAAGGGCTGCTCGTGCATTATCAAGGTTCACTCGTATCTCCTTTAGTTTTTTCTTGAGTACGGATGCTATTTGCATGTTCATTCTCCTTACATGCTAGGTTCCAAGCCATGGCTGCTGCGGTGAGTAGATGTGGGCGATCCTTCTTATCGTGTCGGTTCACCCAATCTAGCAACTCATCCCAGTCCTTAGGCGTGTGGAACGCGTTGGTTGGTTTGATCAAGCTGCGCTTTCCTTCTTTGTCGGATACTCGACTACAGACAGGTTGTCGTATTCGAGCGCGTTGTCAGCAGATGATCGCATCCGCTCGTTTGCTTCGGTCAACATCCGACCAAGTTGCAGCGTTAGTTTATGCCGCTCGTCGTAGCTAGAATGTGGACCTGTCTTGATCAGTGCCGCTCGCGCAATTGCTAGTTCGTTCATTGTGAACTCACAGTTGAGCGTAACGTTTTGGTAGTCTGAGTAAGAGTATTTAGCCATCTTGTTTCCTTTCGATTTGATGGTTACTAACAACGCACATATACCTCGTGCGATAGCCGCGTGTTACTATAAGGTTCTGTCGTGCCGACCGAGGAACGAGGGAGGGAATCGCAAAGCGAGTTTAGCAGCGCGGCGGTACACGGAGCCACGCGCAAGACACGCGGACCTGCACAAGCGCACATCCGACGCGGACTTTTCATTTAATAACTGTAAGAGCGCGGAAGGGAGCATGTCGAGCATGGCGAGTATGGCGCAAACTCGTCGTAACCTCACGCGCACATAAGCGAAGCGTTGGAGCATGTGGTTTTGCGACACACAGGTTCTTGTGGTACACCGCTAGGTTATCATCCGCACGGGGATTCATGTGTGTGTGTAGTAGTTTAAGCGTGGTGCACCTGACGACATGGCAAACGGAAGAGGCTCCGCGCTCGTTGCAGATGTGTAGTCGGACGAGCCTGACGAAGGAAGGTCGGGAGACGGAGCAGATGCTTCGACGCGTGGAGAGGGAATGTGCCGCCCAAGTCAGCGCACATATCGGTATGGTTAGGCTGGCTCTAAGTGCCCGATCCAACGGGGCTACAGCCGTTGGTCCATTGTCTGTTGGAGTACAGACATGATCCGCAGGATCATTTGCGACAGGGATGGAAGCCCGAAGGGCCAAGACCTGAAGGGGCTTGGTTCACGACAGCCCGTCCGTCGCCCAGAAAATCAAAGGGTCGAAACCAAAATATTTCTGGAGTTTGTAGGACTACCGGGGGGTCTCTAGTCAGCATACCCAGCGCACTTGTCTTGCGAACAATACCCTTCTTACTAGGACCATGTGTTAGGGGTTACTGCGCCGAATACCTATTGATATTCTTCTGGGTACGGACCCCCATCACCCCCTTTTTGTGGGGTGTATGTGCGGTGTACTGTCCTATAATGTTGGTTTTGTAAATTCATTCGTGTATAATCTCATTTGAGAACATAAGGAGAACATCCATGGCAACACGTAATTATAGGTCCGAGTACGATAATTATCATTCTTCTCCTAAGCAAAAGAAGAACCGGGCGGCGAGGAACGCGGCTCGTGCTATTATGTTGAAGAAGGGTCGTGTTAAGAAGGGTGATGGTAAGGATGTGACGCATCGGAATGGTAATCCGAGGGATAATTCTTCTAGTAATTTGGGTATTTTGGACAGGGGGAGGAACCGTAGTTTTCGTCGGAACAGGAAGGCTGGCAAGGTTGAGAAAAAATAGCGGGTATATTTTCGTTTAGGGTTATTGTATTGTGGTTATGGGGCCATGGACCTTTAGGAGGGATTGATGGAGATTCGTGAGTTATCTAATGGGACGCGGTATTATGTTGATGCTGCGGGGAATTTTGCTGGTTTAGTTGGTGATCCTTCTGCGGATGCGGTATATTCTTCTGTTCCTACTCCTGATGCTCCTACTCCTACTCCTACTCCTGATGCTCCTATTACTGAGACGGTTGTTTTAAGCAGGAACAGGGACGGGGATGGTCGCACGACGTCATTTACGGTTGAGGATGCGTTTGGGAATGTACTGAAGGTTGCTAAGGAGGATTTTTTAGATTTCAAGCGTAGCAATGACCGGACGTTATCTATGCTTTCTGGGACGTATGAGCCGAGGGACAGAGATGATCGCAATGAGATGTTATTGGCGCAGCGTCGAGCGGAGATGGGTGAGGATGCGTTTTTATTAGAGCAGCGCAGGCAGGATCGGGATGATCGGTTTAATCCGATGGACACGGCTGCGGATATTGGTGAGTTCAAGCAGGATTCGGGAGGGAACTGGTACACTGTAAGGCGTGACGGGAATATTTTGACGCGGGATTACAGTGCTGATCCTCAGGATAATCGTCAGGGTCCGACGTTTGGGAAGAATGTATCGGAGTATGTTGCGGAGACGTTTTCGGACGAGGTAGAGGCTGCGGGTGGTAGTACGGATTCGGCGGATCCGATTGGTCTTTTAGATTATGTTAGGATGATTTTCAGGGGGGAGACGACGGACGTACCTTCGGTTGGTTTTAATCCTGAGACGGGTGTTTTTGATGCGTCTGCTGCTGCGGAGGTTACGAAGACAGTGCCTACGCCTACGTCTGTTGAGACGGATGTGGCTCAACCTGGGGATTTAGATTTACCTGTGGTTACGACAGAGACGTTGGATGGCACTCCTGTTTTAACGACGGAGGAGATTGATCGGTTAGCGACGGATGCTATAGATTCTGTGCCTGATACGTTTATGCCGACTGGTGGTCCTGGGACGTTTGTTCCTGGTGCGTTACCTGGTGCTCCTATTGAAAGCGTTGTATCGACTGGTGGTCCTGGGACGTTTGTTCCTGGTT